ATAGAACAAACACCAATGCAGATTGCTAAATCTCTATGTGACCAACACGTAGTCAAGATGCCACTTGAAGAAGCACAGATGTTATGTACTGCACTATGGCATCATGCACCACAGTATGCAGAGGAACATGGGTTATATAAACCTGTGCATCAGAAGCACCCTTGCACATTATGGGCAATGGAGTGTCAGCTTAATTACATATGGGCATTTAATTTGTACAGTTGTATGTTAACAGAATATACAAAGAGATATGGTAAATATCATGGTGCAGTCAAACATTATACACCTCTGTGGGAAGGCAGAAAGTTTGTACCTAATTGGAAGAACTTTTTGACACCACACCCACAATGTTTTAGTGGGCACGATGACTTGAAAACAGATGAGAACTTTCCCATACAAGCATATAGAAAATTCTATATAGTTGACAAGATGAGATTTGCTAGGTATAACTATACAACTAAACCACAATGGCTAGAAGGAGAAGTAGCATGAAAGTAGAAGACTTAATAATTAGTATTGCGAATGAACGTGATATGTGGAAAGAGAAAGCTATGAACATGGTAGAGAAAGAAACCTTTGATAAGGTTAAGAATGCTCTAGCTGAAGTGAATAGACAACCTACTGTAAAGGCTGAAGCATATGACATAGCATGGAAAGAAGTAGACAGGGCTAATGCAAGGGCAAATATGTGGAAGAAAGAATATGAGAAAGCTACTTCTAAACAAGGTTGTAACTATGTATTTAGTGAGATACCTAATGACACAGACGGACAAGAGTTTGTTGATACTATGAAGAAGTATCTGAATAAAGATTCATACAAGATGCGAGTACGTGGACAACACATCAAGGAAGAACTCAAGGGTACAGGTGCTACCTATTGGGGGCAAGGATTAAATGAATCATCACATATGAGAATTTATATTGATGTAAAAAAGAAAGGAGAATAGCTATGATACAAGTATTTTATACGACATTTGCTTTGTCAGTTGTATATTTAGTATATGTTATATCAACTAATTTTGTTGTATAACTAATGCAAATATGGAGAACAAATCCTAATATGTTAGTTCCTTACTATCTTATGCACTCATATTTATATTATGTTATGAATGAACCTATTATTGATGACATAGAATATGATGAGATATGTAGGGAACTAAAGGAGAAGTGGGATAATGTTAATCATTACCACAAACACTTAATAGATAAGCAATCATTAGGTGCAGGTACAGGCTATCAATTACAGTATAACAAAAGGATTGAATGTGCATCAATTGCTTTGTTAAATAAAAGTAAGGAGCATGAAAATGCAAATAAAAAATCTAGTAGATAAGTATTATTTATCTAGTGATTTCAATATGTTAACTGATAAAACTAAAGTAGATTATTCAAATTGTTTATCTATAATGTTGAACACTAAATTAGATGATAAGTTTATACACACAACTAAAGTCAATAAATTGACAGGAGCAATGGCAAGACAGTCATATGAACTGTGGCTTAATCGTGGCATTTATATGGCTAATCATATATGTGCTTCATCTAGAAAAGTATATTCATTTGGAATGGAGATGGGGTATGCAGAAACAAATCCATTTTCTACATTCAAGTGTAAGATAACTAAACCTAGAAAGGTTACATGGACAAAAGAACAGATTATGCAATTATTAGATTTCTGTTATGCAGATTTTCAATATAGAAGTCTAGGTTTAATTGTTCAGATGGCATATGAATGGTGTCAAAGAGTAGGAGATATGCGATTATTAGAGTTTACTAGCATAGATTTTGATAAGGGAGTGTTACATTTAGAACAATCCAAGAGAGGTGCAACAGTTCACCTACCTATTAATGATGATTTACTTGAAATGCTTGTACAACAGAAGAATAAATATGACTTTCAAAAATATGTTGCACCCTATCCTAAAGCCCTGAGAGGCTTTTACAAGCCATATACGTTGACTAGGCTGTCTATAGTAGCTAGGAGAGCAATGAAGCTCTGTGGACTGCCTGACGAGCTTAGAATAGCTGATTTAAGACGGACAGGTACTACTGAAATGGTTGAAGCAGGAGTAAGTATGGGGCAAATAATGTCAGTTACAGGTCATGCTAATCCACAATCTGTGAAACCTTATATGAAAAATACTTTAGACTCTGCAAAAAATGCATTGACAATGAGACAAAGTAATATGAAGGGGATAGCTAATGTGTGAAACTAAAATATGTACCCAATGCAAACAAGAGAAGATGTTATCAGAGTTTTATGGGGAGAAGAGGTCATTAAATAAACTTACTTCAGCTTGTAAGATTTGCACTAGGCACAGGAATCTACAATGGTTAAAGAAAAATAAGACCAAAAGAAATGAATACCTTAAACGATATCGTAAAATGAGACCTGACCTTGAAAAGAACAGACAGTTAAAACATCGTTTTGGTATTACACTAGAGGATTATCATGGTCTCAAAAACCAACAAGATAATAAATGTGCTATCTGTAAAACCTCATTTGATAATGTAACAGCAAATGTTGACCATTGTCATACAACAGGAAAAGTTAGAGGATTGTTGTGTTCAAAATGCAATCATGGATTAGGTTTATTTAAAGATAGTGTAGATAATTTAAATGAAGCCATTAATTTTTTGTTGACAGCACGAAAAAAGTATGATATAAGCACAGATAACGTGCCGAACAAAGAACTATATAACATATAAGTGGTATATTATAAATGAATATATATAATTATGTAAGTGACTTACAGTTAAGTGTTGGTGAAAGTAAAAGAATGAATTGTCCTAACTGTAATGGATATAAAACTTTTAGTGCTACCAATAATATGGGTAAGTTACTATGGAACTGTTATAAAATATCTTGTAGTATATCAGGTTCAGCACGTATCCACTTATCTGTGGATGATATAAGAGATGCCATTGACCCTAGTGTACTAGATGATGATGTAAGTAATTTTACTTTACCTGATTATGTTGTACAACACAATGACAGACCTACTGTATTATCATGGTGTAAGAAATGGAACATTGATACTGATAAAGTTGAATTGTTTTATGACGTAAAAGAGGATAGAGTTGTATTTCCTATTGTACATGGCACTAGAATGATTGATGCAACAGGTAGGTCACTAGGAAAAAAATTACCTAAGTGGAAAAGGTATGGAAAAAATAACTTGCCTTTTGTTTATGGACATGGTAATGTGGCAGTAGTTGTTGAGGATTGTGTTAGTGCTATCGCAGTAGGCAGTGAAGTATATGCAGGGGTAGCAGTGTTGGGTACATCATTAGCTGAATCACACAAGAGATACCTTTCACGATTCTCAACTGCTATCATAGCACTAGACCCTGATGCAGTACCCAAGACACTAGCATTCGCAAAAGAACTGAGAGGTTATGTGAATGATGTAAAAGTGCTACGAGTTAGAGACGATTTAAAATACAGGAGAGAAGAAGACTTTAATAATTTAACTAAACTAACCCCAAAGGAGTAACCAACATGGAATTATCACTAATAAGAAGTTTAATGGACAAAGAGTTTTATGAAGAGCATAGAGGTGCTAAGTGTCCTGATAGACTATTCAGTAAAGACGTAAGAAAAATTAAGAGTGCCATAGATAAAGCTATGGACAGGTATGAAAGAACAGTAACACCTGATGAGATTGAAGCATTGTTCATGTCTAATAATCCATCAATGACTACTGCACAGAAACAAGCATACTCTAGCTTGTTCAAACAAATAAAAAAGGAGATGCCACTTGGTACAGACATTGCACAAGAAGTGTTATCTAAACTATTTCAGCAAGTTGTTGGCGAAGATATTGCTAATCTCGGCTTTGACTATGTTAATGGTTCTAAATCCACTCTTGAACCTCTTAGAAATGTTCTTGAGTTATATTCTGATGATTTTACTCCCAATCTAAAAGTAGAGTGGGATGACATAAGTATTGAAACATTGCTTGAGAGAAATGATTTAGAAGCTAGATGGACATTTAATATACCTTGTCTAACTAGAAAGGTAGAGGGTGTCAATGCAGGACACTTGATTGAAGTAGGTGCTAGACCTAATACAGGTAAGACATCTTTTCATGCTAGTTTAATTGCTAGTCCAAATGGATTTGCTCATCAAGGTGCTAAGTGTATCATACTTTGTAACGAGGAATCTGCACACAGAGTTGGTGCTAGATACTTAACATCAGCTACAGGTATGACAATGCATCAGATAAGGAAAGACCCAAGTAAAGCACGTGAACTGTATGAACCCGTGAAAAAGAATATACACATCAAGGATGCATCTAATCGTGACATGGCATGGGTTGAGAGCATATGTAAAGCATACAAGCCTGACATAGTTGTACTAGACATGGGAGATAAGTTTGCTAGGACAGGTGGCTTTGCAAGGACAGATGAAGCACTTAAAGCTAATGCCATTCATGCTAGACAGATAGCTAAACAACATGAGTGTGCAATCTTTTATATGTCACAATTATCTGCTGAAGCTGAAGGTAAGATTTACCTGAATCAAGCTATGATGGAAGGTAGTAGAACAGGTAAAGCTGCTGAAGCTGATTTAATGATTCTGATAGCTAAAGATACAGTTAAGAATCCTGATAAAGGAGAAGAGGAAAGTCCTGCTAGACATTTAAATATTGTCAAGAATAAATTATCAGGGTGGCATGGTGTTGAACATTGCGAATTGGATTATATAACTGCTAGGTATCAGTGATGCAACAGGATTTGTTTGGATATGAGAAACCTGTGATTGAACATGGAGACAGTTTAGTTTGTATCAAGTGTGATATAGAACAGCCAATAGACCAATTCAATGCTATGAAATATGCTAGTTCAGGTGATGAGAATAAACAGACAGAGATAAAGAGAACTTGCAGAACTTGCATGAGGAATCAATCTAATTTAGTTAAACAACTAAGAAAGAGTAATCCATATCCTGATGAGAATTATTGTTGTCCTATATGCGACAGGGATATAAAAGAGATAGGTAAGTATGGTCAACCTAGATTACAAAATTGGGTATTAGACCATTGCCACGATTCACTTTCGTTTAGAGGTTGGTTATGTCATCATTGTAATGTTGGGTTAGGTGGATTTTCAGATAGCTTGACAAGATTAAAGAAAGCTATTATATATCTAACTAAGCACAAGGAGAAATTAGATGAGAAGTAGTCCTGTATATAGAGAAAGAGTTAGAAAGCATACAGAAGAACTTATGAAAGAGGGTTATGGATATAAATCTATAGTACAAGGTTATAGTTATGCATACACTAAAGACATGTTACCTGAGATACAAGAGGATATAGATTATTATAAAGAGGAAGCTAAAAGGAATGAAGAAGTTCCTTATTATAGAGAATGGTATGATAATAAAAATTTAAGAAAGGTAGTTAGATTAACAAAATTACGAGACTTGATAAAGCTAGGTCTTCACGTTGAGATACATGGGCATCCTAACTTTGGTATTGTTAAGGTTAATGAAAAATATGAGGTTGATTTAATTGATTGGTATTGGTCAGATATTTTTAAAAGCGAATATGAAAGTAATAAATACGACTTAAATACCTTTTTAAATAAATATGTTTTTGAGGAAAATTATAATGAAGTTAACACTTGATGTAGAAAATACAGTTACACATAGAGATGGTAAGTTACATCTTGACCCATTTGAACCTGACAATAGATTAGTCATGGTTGGTTGTCTCACAGACAAAGGAGAGGAGTATCTATTCAGAGATAACTTTGATGGTGTTCAAGAATTACTAGACCAAGCTACTATTCTTATAGGGCATAACATAGTACATGACTTACTGTGGCTATGGGAATGTGGATTAAAGTATGATGGTTCAGTCTTTGATACAATGTTAGGTGAATATGTTTTGCAGAGAGGTAACAAACAACCATTGTCTCTTGAAGCATGTGCTAACAGATATGATTTAGAGACTAAGAAACAAGATACTATGAAAGAATACTTTAAAAATAAAACACCTATTGATGAGATACCAAAGCAGGAGTTATCTGACTACTTATCTGCTGATTTAAAAGCAACACAAGAATTAGCAGATGTAATCTATAAGAAGTTATACACACAAGAGTATTCAGGATTAATGAATACAGTTGTACTAACAAATCGTGTGGCAGTTACATTAGCTAGAATATATCAGAATGGTTTTACAGTTGATATGAATAAGCTAAATGAAGTTAAAGAAGAGTTTCAAAGAGAGAAAGAAGAAACAGAGAAGAGATTAAATCTACAAGTTAAACAACTAATGGGTGATACACGTATTAATTTAAATAGTCCTGAGCAAATGTCTTGGGTTATTTATAGTAGAAAGCCTAAAGATAAAGTTGATTGGGCAAATACATTCTCCCCTTATATGGAAGTGGATGAATACAAAAAGAATGTAAAAAATAAATCAGATGTTGTATACAAGACTGAAGCACAGCAATGTGAAGGATGTCAAGGTACAGGTTATTACAGAAAGGTTAGGAAAGATGGAACACCTTACTCTAGACCTACCAAATGTGATAACTGTGATTCTGTTGGCTACATATTTGTACCTAGTAAATTGGTAGCAGGACTGAAGTTTACTGCTCCTAATGCTAAGTGGGTTAGTGCTAATGGTTTTACAGTTAATAAAACTAATTTGGTTACTCTACAAAATATAGCTAGAAAAAATAACTTACAAGAAGCACTAAGTTTCTTAACTGACTTACAAAGATTGTCAGCTTTAGATACATACCTATCATCTTTTGTTGAAGATATTAATACACACACTAAACCTGATGGCAAACTACATGTTAGATTACTACAACACAGAACTGCTACAGGTAGATTTAGTGGTGCTGACCCTAATATGCAGAACATGCCTAGAGGTGGCACATTTCCTGTAAAGAAAGTGTTTGTGTCACGTTGGGAAGGTGGACAGATACTTGAAGCTGACTTTGCACAGTTAGAGTTCAGAGCTGCGGCATTTTTATCACAAGACCAAACTGCAATGAAGGAGATAGAAGATGGATTTGATGTTCATAGTTATACTGCTAGTGTTATTACTAATGCAGGTGAGAAGACATCTCGCCAAGAAGCGAAAGCACATACCTTTGCCCCTCTCTACGGAGCAACAGGATTTGGGAGAACGAATGCTCAAGCTACATATTACAAACACTTCACAGAAAAGTACAAAGGAATCGCACTATGGCACTCCAAATTGGCTAAAGAGGCTATAAGCACTAGTAAGATAACTACACCATCAGGCAGACAGTTTGCATTCCCTGATGTTAGAAGAAACTCTTATGGTAAAGTGTCTCATTTTACACAGATAAAGAATTATCCTGTACAGTCATTTGCAACTGCTGATATAGTTCCTCTTGTGCTAATAGAGATTGAGACTGAATTAAAGGGATTACAATCTTGTATTGTTAACAGTGTGCATGATTCTATAGTTATAGATATACACCCTGATGAAGTACAAAAAGTAATTACTATTATTAAAACAATAAATAGTAGAATGATTAGTTTAATTAATTCTACATTTGAGTTAGAGTTCAATGTTCCATTATTATTAGAAGCAAAAATAGGCAACAATTGGCTTGACACTAAAGACGTTATGTGATATAACTTATAAACTTTGATGGAAAGGAATGTAAAGTATGGTAAATGAAATAACTATGATTGATACTAGTAACTATGCACAGATGGCAAAAGCT